GGCGTACGGCTGGAAGAAACCTCGGGCCAGTCGATGCCACGCAGGTCGAACATCTTGTAGTCGGCGACGGCGTTTTCGTTCATAGGGTGATGATGTCCCAGTTCTGCTCGGCTGGTTTCGCAGTCGCCACGGCGTGCAGTCCGAGGCCCATCACCAGTGAGACGATGCCGTCGATGCGTTCCGTGCTTTTTGCCTTACTCGGCTTGATGTTGCCCTGGTGGTCGGTCTGCACTGCCACGTTGCCAGCCATCCACGACAGCACCGGGTGGTTGGCGTGGCGGATCTTCTCCGAGAGCACGAGGTTCTCCAGCTGCTTGCTCGGGCTGCTCATGGAGCCGTAGCCCTGCCCAAAGCCTGTCACATTCACGCCTTCCCCTTGCAGTTGGGTAGCGAGTTGCGTGGCGTTCCAGCGGTCGATTCCCACCTGGCGGATATTGAACTTCTGTGATAGCTCGACGATGTCGCGGCGGATTACGTCGTAGTCGGTGACGTTGCCATCGGTGGCCCTGATGTACCCGTCACGAATCCACCCGATGTAGTCCACCTTGTCCCGCTGCGTCCGCTCGGCAGCGTTCTCCTGCGGAACCCAGAAGAAAGGCAGCACGTCAAAGGTGCCATCGTCGGCCTGGCTGACGAGCACCAGGGCCGACAAGTCGTAAGTGGTCGCAAGGTCGAGCCCGGCGTACCACTCACGCTGCTCGAGATCGCCAGACAGCGGCTTGCCGCACTTGGCCCAGTTGTCGGGCGAGAGCCACCGCACGTCCTGGGTAGTCCAGACGTTGAGTCTGTATCGCAAAAAGCTATTGAGCTTCGACGGTGACTGCTCGGCCTCTCGGGCATCGGCGGCGAATGACTCCACCGTGATCGTCTCGCCCAATGACGGGTTGGCCTTGTGCCACGTCTTGGAGTCCTTCCAATCGTCCTCGGGCGAGGCTGCGTAGATGCACCCGAAGAAAGCCGGATCAACTGTTGGGTCGGCAATGCACCGCTCGGCGTAGGCGTGCTGCTCCCAGCAGATGCTCTTGCGGTCGTAGCCCGCCGTGGTGATCGAGAGAATGAGCGGCGATCTCCTAGCAGCTCCACCGTACCTGAGTGCGTCTCTTGTTGTGCCGGGCCTTCGCCCCCAGCCTCTCGGCCAGGGGCGAAAGCCCAGAGGCGTCGGTCCCTTTGTGCATGGAGTTCATCGAATAGCAGCGCGTGGATATTTAGCCCCTCGGCCCGGAACGCATCTGCACTCAGAACCCGGTAGAACGAGTTGCTCGCCTTGTGCACGATCGTCTTGCGGCTGTCGATTACCTCAAGGTGACGAGACAAAGCAGGCGAAGCCCGCACCATCGACGCGGCCTCGCGGTAGATGATGCCAGCCTGCTCGCGGTCGCAGGCCGCACCATAGACTTCGGCCCCCGGCTCGGAGTCGAAGGCGGTCATGTAGAGAGCGATGCCAGCAAGCGTGGTGGACTTGCCCTGCTTCTTAGGGAGCTCGATGTACCCGACGCGATGCTGCCGCAACCCGTCAGGGTTCAATCGGCCGAAGAGCTCACGCATGACGTGGTGCTGCCACGGCAGGAGCGTGAACGGCTTGCCGGCGTTCTGCCCCTTGCTGTGCCGCAGGATCTTCTCGAAGAAGTGCACCACCCGCTCGTACTTGGCCTGCCCATCTTTGCAGAGATCAGGCACCGTGGAGCTTGAAGAACTCTTCGACTTCGTCGGTTGGCTTTTCTTCCTTGCCACCTAACCGCGTCCTACTGCTCGGGGTCAGGCCAAACTCGCCCATTAGCGAAGCCTGGAGCGCCACTAAACTGCGATACAACGGGCCAGCCGGATTCGGTTTGACGCCACCCAGGTCGGTTCGCATCACAGGGCCAGTGGCCCGCAGCTCGAGCAGGCACGCCTGCGTCGCAGCGTACACCTCGCACAAAGTCGCCAACGCTTCGCCGTCAGCAGTGGTGAGCGTGCCGAGGCCCAGCAGGATCGGCACGAGCTCGTTCCACTTCTCCACGGCGAGCGGCTCGACCATGAGACGCTTCGGCATCGGTGGCGAACCAGCCGGGGCCGGGAGGTCGGGCCGGATCTTCCGCTTGCCTGGGTTGCCGGCCAACTTTCGCACGGATGCCGGTGCTGGCTTGGGGCCGCGTTTTCCCACGGTCAAAAACCTCGCGGAAACTTGCGGCCGCGCTCACAGAGGAGACGACCGGGGTTTTTATTGGCCAAAGTTGGGGTGATTTCGACCACCCTGGTCTCGGCTCGCGGTCGGCCGCGAGGCCACGACCTGGCTCGCACACGCGACCGCGACGCGATTTTGCGACGCGACTTCGCCTTGCTCGCGTCGCGTTTTGCGTCCATGGCACGACCTGCAAAGCGTTTGGCCATTCGCCACGTCGTACCTCGCACCACCTTGGCTGACAGGCACAACGTGGTCTGCTTGTGCGTACTCCTGGCAGACAGCCCCGCAGGCTCTGCATTGCCACGCGTCCCGCGTTAGCACCGCCTGACGCCACCTCCTGTGTGCCTTGTCGCAGTAGCCGCGTGCCGCTGCGTTGGGCCTGGCACTATCGTCTCGCCGTTGACGCGACGCACGCAGACGCAGCGGCCTATGGGCGGGTATGCGTTGCGGCATAGGGGGGGGCGTGTCAGCTCTTGAACATCACCACACCGCTGGTGCCGGTGCTGTTCGTGGTGGCCGAGACGATCTTCAGATACTCGGTGCCGAACACTTCATCCGGCAGCGAGTAGGCCCGGCCATCCGTGCTGGAAGCGGCCAGCGTCAGGTCAGCCACACTACCGTCGCTCTTGTACAGACGGCGGAAAGTCCCGGTAGGCGTGGTGCCCACCCACATCTGCAGCGTGCTGGCGTTGGTGGAGATCGTGCCAATCGAAAGCACTGCCCCTGCAACGTCACGCATGTCGAGCGTGGTGGCCAGGCTCGTGGCGGTGTGCAGCGTGATGTCGAAGTCGCGGTACTTGCGCGAGATGATCGAGTCGGCCATGCGTGGTCTCCTGTGCCTTTAGGCTAGGGTGGGGGGGCGTTAGCCTTGCAGTGGATCTGGCGTCTGTACCGCCGCCTGGTACTCGGCCTCGGTGATCTCTTCGACGGCACCGCTGGCGATGAGTTGGGGGAGCAGTTTGGCCGGCAGGTTGTATTCGCAGTAGTCGGCCGAGATGGCGAGGTAGACGCGGCCTTGCTCGTCATGCGGCGCGTCGGCCGCAGGCGTGATGCTGGTGATCGTCTTCGTCTCGGCGTTTGGGTAGCCGTAGGCGGCGTCCAGTTGTGCCCGGATTGCCTCGTAGACGGCGGAGGTGGAGCGGAAGTATCGCACTACAGCCCCCACTTCTTCGCCAGGTAAGCGAGGATCGCAGAGGATTCCGTAGACGCGATCGCCGTCGCCCGTTTGTAAATCAGAATCTCACAGATAATGCCCAAGTGCTGGAAGTTTGTGCCACCAACGTTATTGCCGACTGTGAGTATGCCGGCAGCCGAACCGGCTTCAGCCGTAGTAGTCCCGTTTGTATTGCTGCCGCTTGCTCCAGCGTTGTTTTTCAAAGACAGACGGCTGGCGGAAATTGCGTTGGCAGGATCGCCAAGCAATTCATAGGCCCGCACAACTCCGCCACCAGTTGCCGACAAATCGCGTCTGGCGACTAGCCCTCCTGATGCAGAGATCGTCGCGCGGATGTTGTTGTTGGCAGCGAGGCCACCAAAGTCATGCCACATCGAAAAGCCGCGAGTATTGTATGTGCTAGCGCTAAGTACGCGTGTGTTTATATACCCACCAACTGAGCCTGATCCGCTTGTCCCGGTGTGGCTTGCGACTATGTAAATACCGTACTGCGATGTCCCATTGTGCAGAAACTCCCAGTCGGATGACACTGCGGCTGCAAGCCGGACTGAGCCGTTGCTACTGCCGGAAAACGTCAGGCAGTTCCGTCCGTTTCGGCCTGCCGTGGTGTACGCCGGCTGATTGCCGGCAGTCGATTGCGACAGATGCCTGCCGCCGCCCGACAAGTCCCGCCACTCGCTGACGTTGCCGCTGTTGAGCGTGACAGAGTTGGCATTGGCGGCGTCCCACCAGGAGTAAAGCCCTGAAATGTTTTTTGGGCTGAACCCACTCGCCTTCGGCCGCAGCAGCTTCGGATTCATCGCCATGCGTCAGTTCTCCACCTTGGCTGCCTTTGGCTGCAACGCGTAGAGCAACTTCGTCTGCTCTGCGACGGCCTGGCTGATCTCTCGTTGCGTCTCGCCGAGTTGCTTGACGAACGACCGGTGCTCTTCCACCAATGGCAGTAGCACGTCGTTCCGCAGTATCCACCCGGCTGCAAGTGCCACGAGCACTGGAAAGCCCCATCGCTCCATGATGCCGAACGCAGTGTCTTTCGCCGCCTCAGTCATGGTTTCGTGCCTCACGCATCAGCAGACGCATCTGCGTGCGGTTCTCCTGTCGTGCGAGCCACCATTGAACCAAGAGCTTCACGACCTCTTGCACAAGAGCCCCGAGCACCAGCGTCAGGATGATGCCCATGCCGAACTCGTGGCGGGCGGCCCGCTCGATCTGCTTGGTGTAGTGCTTGGCCACGACCTGGGTTTCGTCGGCGTTGCACTGCTCGAGCACCGGCACGGGCCAGCCTCGCACGGCAGAATTCACGATCCGCGAGACGATGCGACGGCCGGCAACCGTTCGCTGTAGCGTCGGCAGGCGATCCCAGACGTGGGCCTGGAGTTCTGGCAGCGTCATTTCTTGCCCGTTCCTTTGCAGATGGGGCAAGGCATGACGATGCGGCCGTCGCCGATCTTCCCCGTGCCGTCGCAGTTGTCGCACCTGTCGCTGGCCGGGCTGGGGGCGATCTCGTTCCGCAGCTGCACGACCATGCGGGCTGTCTCGCAGGCCAGGTCGGCGGTGACGCCGTTGTCGCCAGGCAGCGTGGCGACGCAGCCAACGAGCACGACGGCGAACGCGAGCAGGAATCTCACAGGATGCCCTCCAGCCAGTTGCCGGGCATCGTTCGCGGGGCGAAGCCCGAGTACCCAGACAGGGCGAACGAGTCTTCGCCGGCCAGCATCCGAGTGCAGGTCTCGGCTCGCACGTATCCGGCTGAACGCTGAAACTGCACCGGAAGAGTCGCGTCTACGTCGCCCGAGTAGCAGTCGCCCCACGAATTAACGCAGAGCAGGGCCGGGTATGGCTTCCACCTCACGCCCGCGAACATCATGCAGTGAGCCCATTGGCCCATCGGCGACAGGTATCCGCCGTCGCGGAGCGTCATGGAGAAGCCCTGCATCGAGCAGACTGCCACCGGATAGCCGTTCTGGATCGCCTTGGCGGCTTCCTCAAACGTCTTCACCAGGGCCACACTGCTGACTTTGTGCTGGGCGGCGTACTTCTCCAGCGAGTCGGGCACGCCGTCGCGGCCCCATTCCTTCTCGCGGGTGCCGCTGTTGTCCGTGAACCGCTGGCCGCCGTAGTCCTGGCCGTAGTGCAGGGTGCCGTACTTCGTCACGGCCTTGGCGGCTGCACCGCCATACGAGCCGTCGCCGCCGAGGTTGCGTGATCCACGCACCTCCACGCGACTGAAGGCGTAGACGCTGGCCTCGAGCACACGGCCGCCATACGTTTCGGCTTCGTTGCGTACGTGGATGTCGCAGGCAGCAAGGATGTCGCACGACAGAGCCCATCCCCAGCCGACGCACGAGCCGATCTTCTGCGAGCCACGCTTCCACGACGGGTCGCACTTCAGTAGTGCCGAGCCAAGGAACACATCCCGGCCTTCGTCCAGGGCGAGATCCGGCCCGGCTTGAGCCAGCGTCGGCTTGGCGAGCGACGCCAGGAAGGCGTCAGTGCCTGCCCGGTTTGGGGCGTAGCCAAAGAGCGGCAGGAAGTCGGCCATGCGTCAGCCCCCGTTGACGCCGGCCCATGCCACGGCACGACAGAACGCCACGTAACGGCCCCGCAGATCCGCAGTGACCGGCACAACGTCCGTGCCAACAGCGGACCCGTAGGCGGCCTCTACGGCCTTCCTGAGCGATTCGTTGGAGCCGGGCACATGCTGCCCGATGCGCCGCCAGGCGATGTCCACGGCAAGGGCTGTGAACGCCCGCAGGCTGCGAGTGTCGGTGAACACAACCTCGGTGGTGACGGCATCGCCAGCGGCCACGGTCGCGGCCTTCGTCCACACTTCAGCCCACAGGGCACGATCCACGGCCGACGCACCACGAAGGGCATCGGCAATCGGCTGCACTAGCGTCTGCATCTCGGCACTCGGCGTCTCGACGGCCACGGGAGCCAAGGGGCTGGCTGGCAACGTCGGCAGCGGCACCTTGCCCCAAGCGGCAGCGACCAGCAGAGCAATGGCGGCAAGGCGACTCAGGAGACCGGCTTTTTCTTTGCCGGCCTCCACCGCACGACTCGCGGCCGCTCGGATTTGCGGCCAGTAGGGAGCCACCGCGAGAGCAACCGCCAGAGCGAGGGCACCGGCACGAAATGCGAGTTCAACATTCACTTGCGGCCCTCGACTTGCATCAGGCAGAACCGCACGAGCGCCTCGCCTTCCTTGGTCTTCAGCACGTCCGAGATGAGCCGCACGAGTTGGTCATCGGTCACGGCCTTCGTCTTGGACGCCAGCCACTCGCAGGCTTCGCCGACGATGATGGAACGCTTGTACGGGTCCACCTCGTTGACGAATCGCTGGCCGTAGCCGATCAGCGGCGACCAGGCGGAAAGCAGCTGGATCTGCTGCCACACGTTGAGGTTGGCCCCGTACTTGTCGAGCTCGGCGGGCGTGGCTTCGTAGTTCGTCACGGCGTGTCCTCCTCTCCCGATTCTGCCTCCTCGTCCTCATCCCCTTGCAGCGGCGTCACGTTGACGGTGTCGTTAAGCCAATCCCAGACGCTGCGGTAGCAGTCATCGGCCTCGTCTGCGATGTCCCGCTTGTCGAGCCGAAAGGGCTGCTTGAACCGCTCCTCCTCGAGCACCTTGCCGTTGCCGTCAGTCATGTAGCAGTACGCGTACAGCTGCCCGTACTCCACGACGATCCGCCGCTGTACGTGATCGCTGCCGCTCACCACTGCACCTCGCCGGCCTGGTCCTCGAACGCGTCGCGGGCTTCGTCGGTCATCTCGATCCGCTTGAGCGTCACGGGCTGGCTCTTGATGACGCGGCGGTCCTCGCGGACTTCCTCGCTCCACGTCGCCTGGATCTCCTTCCTGGCCTGCTCGATCTCGCGGGGCGTCGGGTCACGCTGCCGGACGGGCTTGGCCCGCAGTCGCCTGTCGTGCCGGGGTGGCAGATGCCAGACGTGCTTCAGTCGGATAACTTGGTCGCGGCTAATAGTCCACCGCTCGCACAGTGCCCGCATCGGCATGTGCGTCAGCCAATCGGCTCGGAATGCGGCGACGCTAATGGTCGCCGTGCAGCCCTTCATTGTCGGTCATCCAAGCCATGACGCATCGTTGCGACGGGTTCAGGTACAAGTGCTGGCCCGTCGCCTTAGCGATGCTTGCGTGATACGGGACGTGCTCGCAGTCTTTCACGCCGTCGTATGTGCCTTGCAGGAAGGCTTCCGTGCGGTAGATGCACAGCCCGCCGAAGGCAGACGAGACGAGCACGGGCGGCGAACCAACCGGCGGCAGCCACTGGTGCTTCCATCCGCCGAGGCCGGCGGTGTAGTCATCGAAATAGCAGCGAGACTGACCAACTCCACGCAACGCCCAGGCATCGTAGTGCGTCCATCCCTTGCCGATCTTCGGCTGCCGATCCTCGCCCATGCCTAGCATCGTGAACTCATTGAGTGAGACGCTGGCCATGCCGTAAGCCCCTGGCATCTCCACGAGCCATCCGATGCCGTTGATGACTCCAGTGTGCGACCACCCGCCCCATTGGTCCCAGTCGATGACGATCACGTAATCGGCATCGGCGGCACAGTCACGCACCCACCGCTGGCACGCGTCGCGGTACTCGGCCAGGGCAATCGTCCTGCGGCCTGCGAACTCGGCCCCGTAGTGCTCGCGGCCCAGCGTCTGCGATGTGAACGTGGCCTGCTTGTACGCTTCGGCAAACGCCTGGAGCACCTCAAGCGTCTGGTCCGTGCTGTCGTTCTCTTCGATGTGCAGTGCCCACGACTTGCACGACCGCACAAGGTGCTCGAGCCGCCCGAGGTTCTCAGCCAGCCGCACGGCACAGTTGCGGGCCAGGCCCACGAAGGCCACCTTGGAGTGGGCCAGCCGGGCCATGCCTTCCGCGTACCGTTTCTGGTACAGCTCGGCGAACGGCTCCAGCGGATAAATGAGATGGTCGGGGATGTTCATTTCTTCCACGCGACTCCGAGGCCGTAGCCGTCCGTGATGATTTCGTGCGGTGCGTTGTGCTTCGCCACGAACTCGTCAAAGCACTGCATCAGATCGGGGTGAGCCGGGTGCGTAATGTCGTGGAACACCACGCAGCCGCCGGGCTTTACGAGCGGCCAGACGTTCACCAAGTCGGCCATGCCGCCTTCGTAAGAGTGGTCGCCGTCCACGAGCACAAGGTCGAACGCTTCGGCTTTCTCGGGCATCAGGGCCGGGATTGTGTCTCGGCTGTTGCCGTCGAGAAACGCACGGCGGCCGTCGAAGTTGAAATCGTCCAGCAGTTGCTCAACGTGCTGATGGTTGCCGCGTCCGCTGCCGCCGTAGTCGTTGCCCCAAAGATCCGCCACCCAGACAGACAGCAGATCGGCGGCGGCGTTCTCCAGCACGATCCGCAGCGAGTCGCCTTCGCGGGTGCCGATCTCAAGGTAGTGCTGCACCTTGTGCCGCTGGCAGTGCTCGGCGAGGTAGCGGTAGAGGCTGGCGTTGCTCACCCGATTCGCACGGTTGTCCGTGCCTCCGTGCCGTAACTCTTCTCGATCACCAGGCGGGCCACGCATGTGTCATCGCCGATCACGTCCTGCAACGCGTCCAAACACGCCTTGGCGATGTTGTCCACGTCGGGCCTGGGCAGCTTGGGTGCGTCTGGTTTCACGCCGCTCTTCCGCATATGAGACTTCGGCCGCACAAAGACGGCGTCAATCACCACGCTGAGCGGCTCGTCGGTTTGCGTTACGCCAGCATCTCGAGCAGCTGCTGCAAGCGATTGCCGGTACGCATGCACTGCGTGAGTCTTCGGCACATACGCCCGTGCAAACCCGCCCCGAGTCGAGACGCGTGGCCTCGGCTGCGGGACGGGCTCGCCCGGTACAGAGAACGTGATGGCCACGGCTCACCGGTAGCGAATCACGGCGAACCACTGGCGACGGGCCGGCGAGTAGGCAACGCCTTCCTCAACGATCACACGCTTGCCGAAGAAACAGCAGTTCCTGCGGGCGGCCTCAGGCGTCGAGCCGCAGCCGATCCCTTCGTACTGGCCGCACGACGAATGCACGAGCACGCCGCGACGGGCGATCACTGTGGCGTGATCCTGAGCCGTCACGATGACAGTCGGGGCGGCTTCAACCGTGAAGCAGGCCAGGGCCACAAGGCAAGCGAGAAGCAAACGCATGAGACATCCTCCGTGAACGCCCGGTGTCCGCCGGGTCAAACGGAAGATGGCATGCGTGTCAACTCAAGCGGACGGTGCCGCTGATCGCTGGCTGTCTCGCTCAGTGGCCGGCCCCGCCTCGCCTGCATCAGCGACGGCGTCATCAGGAATCACCCAGCCGTAGTAGGTATCAAGCCACACGCCGTCGCGCGTGAATCCGTAGCACAGCGGCCCCTCCGGGTCATGAGTCGCTGTCGTTGGATCACTCATGCGAATCTCCTGGCCCCGCGTGTCGGTGCAGCAGTCCCCGCAGCGTGTCGGCTCGCTCATTTCGTCCGCTCCAGCAGTGACCGGAGCGTGGCGTCTACGCCATCTGGCCCGCCAGTGCCGATGTAGTAGGCAATCGCCTCCCGCTCCGCGTCGGTGAGCGTGGGCTGCGGCTCGCATGTACGCAAGGCGTCTCTCTCTCGGGCCACCTTCATCAACTGATGCTCTAGCAAGTCGCCAGCCGCAAGCAGCAGGCTTTCCTTTTCCAGCAGTCGCTCTATCTCTTGTGCCGCTTCGTCCATCATTTCGCCCGGCGTTGGGTAGCCGCGCTCGTCCCTCCAACTGCGGAGGCGAGCAACCATGCCATCCCCGTGGGAACCAGCGGATGCAGGAGACGGCTCGGCACCGCCCTGCGTGTTGTCATCGTTCATCGTTCGCCGCTCCTGATCCTGTGCGTTCTACGCCACACCTCTCGGCTGAAATATCCCTCGCCGCCACTTGGAAACCTTGCTGTGCGTGTTCGTCACGTCTTCCCGCATCCGCTCTTGAATGTGCCGTTCCTTTAGCACAGCCTTGAGTCGCTCGATCTCTTCTGGCGACGGGTCTGCAAACTTGTTCTTTTGCGGTCTCTGTCGCTTTGGCAATTTGTACTTCTGCGCCCAATGGCAGACGGTGCTGGCAGAGACTCCGAAGCGTTTGCCAATCGCCTCGGCAGTCTCGCCAGCAGTCCACATCTGGTGCAATATGACTGCACGCTTGTTTTCCATCGTCACTCCGTCGCCAGGGGCATGATGACGCCCGTGAACGTGTCCGTGCGAAGCACAACCGCCGACTGGGCGTCGGTGGCCTGGACGCTCACCGTGGGCTCGCCGTCCGCCGGAAGGCCCGAGAGCCACTCCTTGACGAAGATGGGATCGAGCTTCACGCTGCACGCCTTACCGGCCTCCACGATCTCGCACGTCACGCTCGACTCGCCGGCCTCGGCCGACTGCCCGTGCAAGTGGATGCCCTCAGCCGTGAACGTGTACTGCACGCCCTTCGACTGCTCGCTCGTCACGATGGCTGCAGCCCTGGTGGCTGACAGCAACTCGGTGGCCAGCACCGTGGTCGGCTCGCCGCCGTCCTTCGGTATCACGTCGCGCCACTTTGGGAACCGCCCCTCCGTCAGCCGTGCCGTGACGGTCGTGCCGCCGATCGTCGCCAGCAGCTCGTTCGCCGTGGCCTCCAGCTGCACCGAGTCCTCGCCGGCCGCCACCGCGACGCGGGCCAGGATCTGCATCACCCGGCTCGGCACGAGCGTCGTGGTGTCATCGACGGCCAGGTCGTGTTCCATCTCGCACGAGCACAGCCGGCGGCCGTCCGTGGCCACGAAGTTGACCACGCCGTCCTTCACGTCCACGAGCACCGCCCCGAGGGCGTAGCGGCTCGACTCCTGGTCGGCGGCGAACACGACGCCACGCACGGCCCTGGCGAACTGGTCAGCCGGCAGCCGCGTCACCGGCTTGGCGTCCTTTGGTTCCCACAGCGGGTACTCAGCCGCGTCTTCGACGGGCAGCGTCCACGTGCCGTGGCCACACCGCACCACGCACGACGTGCCCTTGGTCTCCAGCGTCACGTCCTCACCACCGGCGGCGTTTAGGATCTGCATCAGCCGTCCGTGCGGCAGCAGCATCGCATCGCCGTGGTAGTCGATGGCGGCGTCGATTCGCACCTCGAGATCCGTGCCGGTGACGAGCCCGTCACCCAGACGCACGTTGGTCAGGATGGGCTTTGGTGCTCGGCTTGGCACAGCCGGGCTTACAGCGTGCAGAGCATTCTTCAGCTCGCCGGCGCTCAATGTGATGCCACCAGTCTTGCGACGTTCCTTCGTTGCGACCATGGGAAATCCTTTTCTTCTGAAGTGAAACACCAACCAAAACGCCCAACACAAACGTGCAGGCGAGACTTATGTGGCCCAGTGAAATCAGGGCGAATTGTTCGAGCGTCATAGCGACATCCCCGGGTCTTCGTTACCCAACAGCGGGAACCGCATCGACGCTAGTTCTGCCTCGACAACCTCAAGAATCTTTGCCGTGCGAACCGAACGGTTCATCAACTGCCGAATCGTGTGGCGCTGCCTCTCGATCACGTCTGACTGCTCCGTGATCGTGTCGTGGGCCTGCTCAAGCAGGATTCTGGACTCGTCGTCAATCTCGTCACGCCACGCCGAGGCAAGGCATGTGTCAGCGACGGCTTGCGGGGACGGCTTGCGGCGGCTCATGACACCACCTCGATTCCACGCGTCTGGCCGGCGCGACGGCGGATGAGACCCTTCCGCTCCAGGGCCAGGATGTGGCACATCGCACCGTTGGGCGAGCGGAACCCAAAGTGCTCCATGATCTCGCGGACGGTCGGGCCGCAGAGCGCCGTGCGTTCGCGGACGAAGTCGAGGATCTCGCGCTGGCGGTCGGTGGCGGGTGGCTGAATCGTCTCGGTCATAGATCCTCCTCCTTGAGTTTCATTCCGGCCGCAAGCGCGGCGACTTCCTTGGGGCTGCGGTACGGTGCGGGGCGGTACTCAGCAAACTCGCGCGCCTTGCGTTCCAAGGCTGCACGCTTCGCAACGTCCTCTGGTGTCTTCCCGGCACTGCGATTTGTGCCACCACGGTCCTGCGATCTCGTAAGCCAAGACACAAGGAACCGTCGCCAGTTGGACTTTCTAGCCCTGGTCGGATTCGCCTTCAGCCACTCCGAGGCACGGACGAGCTCGATGTCGAGAACAGTGGCCGGGTAAGCCTCGCCCCACGCCTTGCGGTCTGACTCGGTAATTCCATGCCACCCATCAGCATCCGACCACGCAATCGCGTCGTGGTGCTGCGAGCGTTTCCGCCGTTTCGGCGGATCGCTCGTAGCTACCGGCGCAGCCGGTTGTATTTCTTCTCTTGTTCTGTCCTGTTCTGTTATGTCCTGTGGTAGACGCGCTTGTAGACGCACCTGCGCCTCGCGCGCGTCTACAACAGCGTCTACAGGTGCGCCTCCGGTGCGCCTCCACTTGTCCTGACGCCTGTTTTTCAGGGCTCGACGCTTGGCGGCACCGCCAAAACGCTCCTCCCATTTGGGAATCTGGGCAGTTTCGCCGTCAAAGACGATCCAGCCGACAGCGGCAACCGCCTCCCAGAACGCGGCTTCTCCACCGCAGATCCGGCCCAGGCGGGCAGGCGTCGAGCGGAACCGGCCGTCTGCCGTGTTGAGTTGCACCCAGCCCCAGAGCTTGAGCAGCCGGAAGACGATCACCTCCACCGGCTCGCCGGTAAGGTCAACGAGCTCCTGCACCTCGGGCTTGGTGTCCAGCGATACGTCTACTGGGAACCATTCAGCGGCCATTTACGCATCTCCAGACCACAACTTTTCGCTCTCGGCCCTTTGCCCACTGTCCTGACTCGCAGTGATGCGGAAGGAACTGCGGGACAGTCCACGACGCGCCGTCCTCAATCATCTTTCCCTGCCTTGCGCTTCGCTCTTCATCACTCCATGAACGCTGAAACTGCTGGCACATTTCAGCGATGAACTCACTCGGTGGATCGCGGCCAATCCATTTAGCGGACATAAGCAACCTCCTCGGCTGACACTCGACCGCTTTCCATGTATGGAAGAGGGATCACCTGATTGCTTTCCGCGACAGTCAGGCCGCGTAGCCGGGTTTCCCCAAGAGCGACTTGGCTTTTCCTGGCGTCGATGCCGACACCGTTTCGCCCGGTCCTCACCGCGACCGAGACCGTTGTGCCTGACCCGCTAAACGGATCGAGCACCGTTCCACCTTCGGGGCAGAAGCTGCGGACAAAGAACTCCGCCAGCCACTCAGGAAAAGGAGCCTCGTTCTTTGTGGCATCCTTCCAGCCCATGCCACCACTGCCGACCAGGCCGCTGATGATGTTGCCTGGGTTGCACACCTCTGGGTCTATGTAGATCCCAGACTTGCGGCTCCCGTCCTTGTGCCTGTTTGTCGCTGCCCTCGGCACGTTCTGCTTCGGCGGCTGGCCCATCGCCGTGTTGTCTGCCCACGGAAGCCTGCCGTGCTTGGTAGCGCAGATGATCGGCTCCCAGTCGTTCCGCAGCCAATCAGGCCCGCCGGTACCTGGGATGCCGTTTCGCTGATAGACGACAACCTTCCGCATCTTGACGCCGCGACGGTGAAGGTCGGCGTGCAGCAGAAACGGCGTCGAGCTGTAGGCGAAGTCCTCGGTGTAGCCCTCGACCACCCAGGCCACGAGTCCCTTGCAGACCCGCAGACACTCCATGTAGCAATCGGTCGCCCACGCCACCCACTCCTCGCCTGACAGGCTGAAGTCGAGTTCTCCGTAGGACCGCTGTGCCTCGTATGGAGGCGAGCAAAAAACAAGGTCAAAGTGATCGTCTGGGTACGGCAGTTTCCGGCAGTCGCCAACCTTGAAATCCCACGACACGTCGCCCTTCGTGCCGCTGGCTTCAATAGCAGCGGGCGCGGCTGCGATGCTGCGGCGCTGCTTCTCTTCTCTGAGTTGCTTGACGGTGGCGCCAGTCTCCTCGGCCCACGAGAGAAGGTCGGTGGCCTGCGGGTGGTTGGCGATAGCCTGGTGGTGCGCAAACTCCAAATGTTCACGACGAAGTGAAGATTCAGGAAAAGCCCTTGCCACGCTTGCAGCGTTCGCGGCTGTCCCGTAGGCAATTCCAAAACGCTCGCACGCCTCCGCCAGCTTGCCGCGCTCGACGTAGCCTTCACGGTCGCCAGCGTTCAGCCAGTCGCCGATCAGCCACATCAGCCCCTTCTGGTAGCGAGCGATCTCGCGGCCGGCGGCTTCCCATAATTCCGGCGTCCATCCGTCGCGGACGACCAGGCCGGTTGGTGTCAGTTCGTAATCACTTCCCATTTCGTCCTCCGTGAAATCCGCGCCGCCCGACCCGACCGAGCGTGCATGCCATCCATGACGCGGCGAGGTGATTACTTCTCGTCAACGCCGTACTTGTGCGGGTCAACTGCGGCTGCTGGCCGAGTTGTCATTGCAGATTTGTCGTTGAGCCACATTTCGACGCACCGTAGGCCGTGCCCGACGTAGTGGTTAAACACTGGGCCTTTTCCTCGAGCGGCCTTCACGTACTCTCCCATCAGCTCCGAAAACCACTGCACGCTGTCGCGGCGTCGCCCATCCTTGACGCCCTCGTCCTTGATGAACCGCTGGAAGAAATCGTTGACGGCATCGCCGTGCTTGCGATGCGACATCAGGTAGACACACGTTGCTGGCGAGCACATCCGCTTAGTGGCGCCGACAAACGTGTCGAGAGAGCGAATCTGCTTCGTAAAGAACTTGACCCGCTCGAACTGATCGACCTTTATGAGGTCGCCACAGATGTAGCTGTAAGCTGCTGTCAGCGCCGCAGCGAACCTTGAGCGTCGCACAAACTCGCTTTTTGGCGAGATTTTGGCCTCACGCATCCCACCAAACACTCGGTCGGCAGCGGTCTCAACGGCTTCCTTGCCGTCGAAGTGCATATACAGTCGCTTGACTTCAGCCAAGTCAGGGACAACGTAAACACGTACATCCAGCGGGAATGTAGGCGCAATCTTTGGGTCTGCCTGCCACTTGTATGCTCGTGTGTGGCCGTCGAGCTTGTACCGCTTTCCGTCTGGCAACTCTGCAATCGCGACCAGAGTGTGCGTCGGCTCGAGCACATTGAGATGCTTGGCCTTCGAGGCCCGAGCCACGGTGTCTCGCTGGCGAGGGTTGTCGGGCACGTTGGCCCACTCAGCAGCCGTCATAGTCGTCATGTAGGTTTCATAGTTCGTCGTGTTATTTGCGGTCATCTCTCGTCTCCTTGCTTTGGAGTCCTTTCACTAGCCTCGGCCGCACGTCAACGAGACGCCGCCGTTGATTGCATCTCATCCATCCGCCTCAGTTCCGACGCAGGCACGAAGTACGCAGCCGGCCTGCCGCCGTAGTTCTTCAGAAACTGGGGACGCTTTGCGGCGGCACCAGTGATCCAGCCATGCACGCGGTAATGCGGGCACCGCCCGGTCACCAGCACCCAACTGGCGTGGTCGTCATCGCTGGGCCGCACGATCAGGTCGTAGTCGTGGCGGCTCCGCGTGCGTACCTGCAGCCCAGGCAAGTCGTTGGCCTTCCATGTGTTCACGCTGCCGTCCCAGAAGATCCCGAGCAGTTTTGCCACGGCTATCTCGCCGCACGCGCCTTCGATGTGCTCGCTCCATCCCTCGCCGTCGTAGCCATGGCAATCTTGCTTGCCAGCCTTGACGGCCGAGAGTTGCCGCAGCGATCCGATGCAATTGCCCATCGCGGCCTCGTGCCAACTGAGCGTGACTTCCGTGCCCACTACATCCTCCTTGTGTGTTTGCCGGGTTACGCCCGGCGCGGTCGCATCACGCTGGGAGGTAGCGCTGCGACTGCGGTGGTTACTCGCCACTCACCGCGTGGCGACCAATGCGGCCAGGTGAGCCGCTGGGGCAATGGCGTGCCGGCTGTGTCAGTCGCTCGACTCCGTCTTGGCCTGGTAACTCCTCCACCCCGGCGTTGCCGGCGGTGGCTCGTGCTTCATCTTGAGGTCGTGGTACGCCTTGAGGTTCGTCTCCGCAGCCTTGCGGCAACGTTGCGCCTCATCACGCATTCCACTGGCAACGGTCGCCATGTCGGCTTTGCCGTGCTCGCGGAGGTACGCGACAACGTCATCGAAGGTGGGCCAGCCATTCACGACGTGGCCTCCGTTGCGGCCGCTTCGTGGGCGAACTCCTGGCCGTTGTCCTCGGGCTCGCTTTCCAACCACTCGCACTTTCCGTCGATCAGGTGCACGAGCTCGTTGCGTTGGGCCTCGGTGAACGTGCCTTCGCGGTGTCGCTGGTTCACGCGATCCCGCAGGGCGGCCAGCAGCTCGAGGCTGTTCGTCCGCTGCACGGCGAGCCGGGCATTGGCGACGGGATCATTCGTGGCCGAGAGGGCCGGCGGCTGTGCCGTCTGCTGCGCGTGGCTATCAACGGCTGTTGCAGGGGCGTGGCCGCGCTCCACAGCCGCCGGGCGACTCTCGGTTTTCGGGAACTTCGGACGCACCACCACGGGCTCGCGGGCCGGCTCGTGCTGGTAGTCCTGGGCCTCTTCGGCCGTGATGAGCCCACGCAAGGCGTCGGCGAACGCGTTACGCAGGGCGAAGCCTCGGGCACGCAGGGTCAGCATGCGGCTGCTGTATTGGCTCCACGGGCCAGACTTGCCCCACAAGCCAGCCTTCTTCGCGTCGGCAACGCTGAACCGCACCACGGTAGGTGCTGGGTAGCCTCGACGCTTGGCCTCGCAGACGGCCACCAGGCCGTCGCCCTCGCCTTCCGTGTACTCGCGGACGTACTCGCACACCGGGCTCGACTGCACCAGGGCCAAGGCGGCGTCGCCCCAGATCGTCGGGCGACCGTTGATAACCGCGATGCTCTGCAGGCTCTGCATCGGGGACAGGCCCACCTCGCTGCCGTGCTGGATGGCCAGCATGCAGGACTCGGGCTTGTTCTTGAAATCCTTGGGGGCGAACTCCGAGGCCGACACCATCTTGCTGAAGCGGAAGGCGTCATCGAACGATTGAAGGGCCAAGCCGCTGGCCCGCTGGGTGCTGATCTCTGTGCTCATCGTCGCGTCCTTTCGTAAGAAAACTTGCGTCACTTTTCTTTGAAAATCCCGCTCGGCGTCCTGCGTTGCGGGTGGTTCGTGCGTCCTTGCTCTGGCGTCTCCGACGCCACTCCTTCCACCGGTTAACTCCTTCTCTCGGTGGTCCTGTGTACGGGTGTCCTCTGTTGAGGGGGCGAAGATAAACGGGGGGGGGGGGGGCAACCCCCGTGCCATATCCGCCGTGATTTTTGCGTTCAGAACGGCGTGATCTGATCGGCCGTCACGGCGTAGTGCAGGTTCCCGTGATCGGGAACGTGACGCCGCACGTGGTAGGTGTCATCCGTCAGCACCTCGACCACGACGCCGTTGAGCGTGCGGCCCTTCTCGATCCAGCGGATGCGATCACCGACCGCGTAGGTCGTGACCAGCTGCCCGTCGATGAGCCGCGTGGTGCCGCCCGAAACGGTGTGCTCGGGCATGGCGGCGACGGCGGCGAGGTATTCTTTTTCGTGAGCGTCCATGTGGGGGATTCCTCCTTGGGTGGCGTAGTGTACGGACGTGCAGTCTGCTGGCAAGTAGTGGTGTACGAACATTCCAGTCGCGTAACGCAAAGCACTCCTTTCGCTTGGTTTTGCGTTTCGCACGTATCTATGAAATGCGGCCAAAAAAAGACGCGACAAGCGTTGCGATGTCGAACACTGCTCGAGCAAGCGTGCTTTCGGTTCCCAGCTGCTGGCCCAGGTGAACCAGCGTCAGAGCAACCACGGCGTCGTTCCAAGTCACTCGCTTCACGGCGTTCTCCATGCGTGCGGAAGGGTAACGCAGTTATCTGCGAAACGTCAAGGCCGGCTTGAGAAGATTTTCTCGGCCTGGAAATCCGCCCTACTGGCCGCCGCTTGGCGGGCGACCTGGGCGCTTGCCGGCCGCCCTGTCGGCTGAGATCCGCTCGGCTCGCTCGCGGAGCTCGACGGCGTCGTATACGGGGCAACGCTTCCCAAATCGGGTGTCTGACCAGATTTCGTTGTCTCGGGCCAACTGGCGGACGTGCGTCGCGTTTATGCCCAGGATCTTGGCGGCCTCGGCCGTGCCCACCAATTCACGTTCTGTCTCCGTTGCCATGTCCATGGCGAGCAGTTTACCGATGTGTCTAGGGGCTGGCCGTTTTTTCTTTGCCATGGGTCGCAACCGTTGCCGGGTGCCTAATCGTACGGGCCGACTCGCCTTGCCGTCCTTACTCGAAACGCTGTACAGTATCGCAGCCAGCCAAAGCCGGGGATTGTTTTAACGGATGGGGTGCAGATTGAACGTCTGTACACCATTCGCTAAAGTCGCCCCTTTGGCACAACAAAGGGAGACGAAAGATGACGCTGCGAGACCTGCTGGTTGACCGGATCGCCCCGCTGAAGAACCTGAACGACCGCTCGGTGCTGATGTACCTGAGCACGCTAGAGCGGTTTCGTGACTTTCTCGGGCACGAGCCCACCGTGGATGACCTCGATGACCTGACGGCCGCCAAGTTCCTCCGGTGGCGTGGCAGCACCGTCCACAGCAAGCGGCGTGGCCTGATCTCGCCGGCCTCGCTGGCGAAAGACTCTGCCCATCTCCGCAGCCTGTGGACCTGGCTGGCGAAGAAGCGATGGAAGCGGTCTGACGGCGAACTGATCGAGTTCCCTGACTACGCCCGGCCTCGCGTGCCTAAGCCCGTACCGAAGGCGTACAAGGCCGACGAGCTCGCCCGCCTGGTCGATGCCGCCAAGCACCGCAAGGGGCACGTAGCGGGCAAGCCAGCGGCCTGGTACTGGGTGACGAAACTGCAGGCCATGTTCCAGACCGGAGAGCGGATTGGTGCGGTGATGGCCCTGCGGTGGTCAGAGGTGGATCTGGAGCGGCACACGCTGACGTTCCTGGCTGCCACACGTAAAGGCCACAGGGAGACGATTACACGCCCGATCACGCCTGAACTGGCCCGGTGCCTGGCCATGCACAAAGGGGCTCCTGGCGAGCGTGTGTGGCCCTGGCTTGATGACCGGGAGTTGCTGTCCTGCTACGCCAGCCTGAAGGTGCTGTGCCGCACTGCCGGCGTGCCGTACAAGCCCTTTCATTCAATCAGGAAAGCGACCGCGAGTTATCTGAAACGGGCTGGAATCTCAGCCAAGAAGCAGCTGGGGCATTCGTCCGAGGAAATGGCCGAGACCCACTATTACGACGAGGAAATCACGGGGCGGGAGTCCAATCTCGACTACCTGCCAGACATCAACGAGCCGCCGGCCGATGACGGCGATAGGCCAGCGGCTTGAACGTGCGTCCAGTTTCCGGCAGGACTTCCGGGTGCGTAACGTTGTCCCTCAGAAGTGGAGGCGACAATGTTTCGCACGTTCCTGTCCGTGACAATGTGGGCTGCTCTCGTGGCGTTAAGCATTTCCGGCGAGCGGCCAGCACTGAACGCCGTCGCTGCAAAGTGCACCGGAAAAGATCCGTGCCCGGTATGCACCAATTGCCAGAGGTGCGGCTATTGCAAGAACGGAAAGACGTGCGGAGCGTGCAAGCCAAAGAAGACTCTTCTGGCCGCTGCGACGTGCGAGCGTTGAGCCGGGCAAGCGGGGAGGCGTCGCGGGGGAAAGGATAAAAACCCTACGACGCCTCAACCCGCCGCCCGGCTCAGTCTCCACGGATGTGCGACAGGCACGGCAGCTCGTCCCGCTGTGCGATCGTCACGGCCAGCTTGCCCTTCACCCGCGACAACTCCGCGAGCAGCCGCATGACGTGGGCCGCGAGCGTGCCAGCCGTGCCAACGTAGGCACCGCTGAACCGGCGAGCGTCGAACTCGCACTGCTGTAGGTAGGCGTCAGAGAGGGGCTCGCTCATCGTCGCCTTCCTTTGGCAGCTTCGGCGGATAAACCGCCTCAATGTCCCAGCCTCGCGGCAAGCAAACGGCTGGCGGCAAGTCAGGGTGCTTGTCTACCAGCATCTGCCACTGCCGCTGAATGTGCTCGACCGTTTCCGGCGTTAGCACGGCATTGGCCGGGCGGATGACCACGAACAGCGGGCGAGGCTCGCCTGGTGCCTTGAGCACGTCGATGTCGATCTCATGGAGCCGGGTCATTTGCGGCACTCCTGATGGCAAGCCGCATACCCTGCGATGTCGATGGCGGCGTCGTCGGTTGCCGCTGGCCCCATCTGGCGGGCGATCTTGTCGAGCACCATGACCAATGCCCAATCGGCCGCCGAGAACGTCGTGCCGAACGCCGCGTTCACCATCGACGCGGTGCGGCAGAAGTGCTCGGTAGGTGGCCCGTACTTCCCGTGTCGGTCTCGGATCGTGGCGATAGCGTCGCGTAGCGTCTGCTCTGCCGGCGAGACCCGCTGCAAGCCCGGCTCCCACTCGGCGTATGTCTCGCTGAGCAGCCCGTCGCCACGCATTCGCTGGCCTTCGCAGCACGATGTGGCCCGGCTCAGCAGATCGGCCGCACACTCTTCGGCCGGCTTGCAGCCAGCCAGGATGGGCGGCTTGTAGCCCTGCATCTTCGGGTCATCCTTTGGCGTGGCTTCCAGCCTGGTCTTCACTGCCGCCCGCATTGCGTCGTTGGCCGCTTCAAGTGTCGTGCTCATGATGTCCCTTTCGTGATTCGCGAATTGCGAAAGTCGCAGTCTGCTGCGTGCGTCAAGCGTCGTCGTTGTCATCACGCGGCGAGTCGTGGAACGACGCACGCAACTCCGTGCTGTCCGTGTTCCATCGCAGCAGCATCCACCAGCCGCCAAGCGGCCGAGCGCTCATGCCTTTCTCGACAGCCCAGCCATCGGTCAAGCACTCTTGCTTGTAGGCCGCTGAGCGAACGAGGTGCATCGGCCGAATACGTGGAATGCCGGTAGGCGATAACCGCTGCCGGCTCGCCTCAATGAGCGTCCGCTGGTGCACGTGCCCGGCGTGGATACAGTCGGCGTCAACGTCCACAAGGTATCGGCTGTAGTCGATCACACCTCGAGTGACAGGGCCGCCTCCGCCGTAGCCGTGGTGATACCAAAGTCGATATAGAGCCGAGCTGGTTTTGCCGTTCTTGGCACGAAACAGAATCCACCCCGAGTAGCCAGAGTGCCGCACCTTGGAGCCACGCACCCGCAGCTGCTCCACAAGCCTGGTCGTTAGGCACGTCTCCATGCGTTTCCGTACGGCCGTCTCATGATTGCCTGGCGTGATGAGAGCCATCTGCTCGCGGTACGGCTCCAGCCACTCGGCACACTGCGTGACGATATCGTCGTAGTAGTTGCCACGCTGAAACTCTGGCCGCACGTCCCACTTGCCGTTACTGCGGGGATCGTACTTGCCACCCATGGCGTCGAAGTGGTCGCCGATACTCAAGACTGCGGCGTTGAGTTCTTTCGCCTTCTGTAGATCCGAGGCCAGCTTCTCGCGGTTGCACTTGGTCGAGTCCCAGTGCCAATCGCTGGAGAGCAAAACCCATAGGCGAGTCTGGAAGTCGATGCGAGTGACGCCGCCGTCAAGTGACGTGACGAGCCACGGATCGGAGGCGTTCTTCCGGCGAAACGTCCCGGCTGATCTAGCCATCCTGCACCTCCCTATAGCCCAGGCTCCACAACACCCTGGCAATATCCTTGCCCTGCTGCTCGACGTGCTCTTCGCTCTGCGTCGGGTTCAACGCGTGCAGCAGCTCGTGCACCAGCACCTCGAGCTTCTTCCGCCCACGCATGCGAGCGTCCAAGATGATTCGCGGGTTCTTCGCCTTCTGGCTGAACGTGTACCCGTAGGCTGCACCCTTGAGCGTGGTAAACCGGATGAGCCACCGCTCGTCGCCGTTCAGCGTAAAGACGTGATCGTCGGGCACGGGTCACCTCGTGGCCGCCATGTACAGACCGACGTTGGCGAAGGCATAGCCCAGGTACGCGATGGCCAGGCCCGACTTCCCGTGCCACGCGAGATCCGCCGCGACGTAGGCGTAGACGAAGCCCGTGAGTGCGATAAGCCAGCCGGCCATGGCGAGAGTCCTTTCACCGGCCACCCTAGCGGGGGCGTCAACCGATGCCGATCTTGCGGCCGATGGAGTTCAGCTTCTCGGCCCTCTTGGAACAGCCACACGGCCGCCCGATGGCCTTGCTGACTCGCTCCTCAGTGATTCCGACAGCGGACAGTCCCGCCTTAACCATGTCACCCAGGCCGGGCTTCGCTCGCGGATACGCCGGGTGCGTCTCATCCACCACCAGGCGGTCGCCGTCCTGGCTTGCGATACAGGGGAGCACCTGCTCGAGCGTGTAGCCACGCTCGCGGCATCGGGCCTCGAGGTGATGCAGGCGGCAGCGGATCATGGGAGCGGATTACAGATTGGGATCATTGTTGTGAAGTATGGCTTGTCGCCACAGATTCCAGGCGATGTAGTGAACCCAGATCCTCTAGCGCTATCGCAAGGGAATGAGCCAAACGGGTCGATGGGAGGCGAACCAACAAACACCTGCTGCTGCTGCGGTATTCCATTGAATTGCGGCTCTTCAGGGAGCGGATGGTCAACCACATACTCTGTAAGGTCCAGCCACTCGCCATCTTCGGGGCCGTTCACGTCGCACAGATAGCATTCCGCAACCAACTTGCTGCTGCACGCCGACTCAACGTCATCTGGAGGCGGAAAGTCGGTAAGGCTCACAGTCCAACCAGCGGACTCCAGCGCCTCCTTCAGCCACAGAAACGCATTCGCAAAGATGCCGCACGTCCACTCATCAAATGACGTGTCGTTTGGATCTGACACGATGACGCCGTACGCCGTGCAAAGCCGAACAAGGCACGGATCGCAGCAGCAGCACTCCTGCTCGGTGCCAACTTTTCCGTCACGCAGGACGGGCTTGCCGTCTTGGAACGTGATGAGCGTCATGCGGCGGCCGTAGAGCAGGTGGTGATCGAGTACCACTGCACGTAGCCGCCAGTGGACGTAGTGTGCCCGAATAGCTGCACCTGGCCAGCGTCAAACCCACCAAGTGCGGCGAGATTGAAGTTGAGAACGTGCCACGCGGCTTGGCTAGTTGGCCGCACCTTGCCGAGTAGGCATTGCACTGCAGACTCGGCGTACACTGGCAAGAAGGCGTTGTATGCAGCGGCCGTGCTCGAAGTGCTGGTGCCCGATGTTTGACCAAGGCTAACGACGTGCGTGGTGCCTGTGGCCCATACGCCGGTAAATGTCGCAACCTTCAAAGACAACGCAGCATCGCCGCCGCCGATCCGCTCAAAGACAAGCGGTTCCGCCCCACGGTCGCCTTGCTCGACGCGGCGAACGATCTTGGCAATACGCTCAGCCGCCGGGCGAGTGAATGTCACCCGCTCGGTCTTCGCGGCTTTGCCGTCTGGCTTTTGTGCCAAGGCTCAGTCCTCGTAGACGGTGAGCACCAGGCGGGTGCCTTCGACGGCCGCCTTGGCAGCGTAGTCCCCAGCCGCCAGCCGCAACACTGCGGCCTCGCCAGCTTTGAGCCGGGCCGTCTCGTGCAGCGTCCCGCCGGCGTAGCGGCCGAAGCTCACCGTATGCGTCGTGGCACTGGCCAGCGAACGGGCGAAACACAGCCCAAGCGAGCCGAGAGTGGCCGTGGAAATCTGCGTGACGGCCGTACCCAGGTTCAGCGTGACCGAAAGCACGCCAGCCGTGGCGATGTCAGCCGTGACGCCAGACGCAGCGAATGACTGCGACAGGGCACCCTTACTGACCTGGCCGGTGATCGTGTAACTGATGTCGGGCATCGGTGCTCCTTAGAACGGCGGCGTGCCGAAGTAATTGGAAAAGTCTGCTTCTGGGTAGACGCGTCGCGTGAGAATGTCGGGCTCTTGATCGTCAGCCTTGAGCCCGCCTGCATTGGTCAACGCTCGCGGCGAGCCGGACGCCACCTTCTCGCCAGACTCTGGGTCTTTTACCCAGACGCGTTTCTTCTCGCCGCCTTCAAGGTAGTTCCAGCCGACATTCGGCAGAAGCAGATCGTGACCGCTGGCCCTATAGACGAGCTCGACGGTGATCTGCCAATACCGCAACTCCACGTCGTTAACTACCTCGGTTGCCTGCTGCCCGCTGATCCCAGCACACAGCCAGGTGTGAGATGCACCACCGAGGTAAGAAGACGAGTTCACGCTGTTCGTGACTGCTGCCGCATTAGCCAACGGGAACGTAGGGCGGTTGCCAGAAATCGACGCTCGCACTTCCGCCTCTAGCGTGGTCAGCCCCTCAAAGAAATCCTTCGCCGAATTTTGCAGCGGTTTCTTGTTGCTGTTGCCACTGCCGTCGTAGTAGACGAGCGCCGGCACCTGGGAACCGCCGGTAGAGAACGACCACACGTCAGGACGTGCCAGCGGATTTGGGTCGAGTTCTTCCTGCTTCGGCAGTTCGTAGCCGTACGTGATCTCGGCGTGATGCCGATCCGTCTCCGTGACCTGAATGTTGAGGCACTTGAGGTACGAAAACTCGGGGTGGGCGGCCGCGTGGAAAATCCCGACAGCGTTGACCAGCGTTTGCGTCGGCGTCGGCTCATCGACCGTGACGATGTATTTCCGCTCCGCAGTCGGAGCCTCTCCGAACTTGTGTGAGGCTGTACGCGGGATGACTTCGCGGTAGGAGATGACGGCCATGGCTAGTTGAGGATCTCCACGGTGCCGATCTGGCCGTTCCTGTTGAACTGCTGGAGCTCACGCAGCTGGGCTTCCTGCAGCTTTCTGTCCTCTTCCGTGAGCGTGCCGGCCTGCATCTTCTCCTCGAGCTTGGTGCGGGCCGTGTCGATGGCAGCGTTGAAGTTGGCCTGGAACTGGCTGAGAACACCGGCAGCCGCCTCGGCGGCAATCTGCGCCTCGAGTTGGGCGATCTGCTCGGTACGTTTCCTATTCTCTTCTTCCACGTCTGCCGCATTCGCCAGCGGCCTGCCGAAGCCATCGACCGTGGCACCGGCTCCCTGCACGGCAGCCTGCTGCTCGGCTCGCAGCCGGTCCAATTCCTTCTCGGTCTCGCTCCGAATATCCAGCCCAAGGATCGGGGCGAACTTCTTGACGAAAGCCTCGATGAACTTGGCCAGTTCCAGAAACGCATTGCCGGCGAGCTTGATGAAATCGAGCAAGCCAGAGGCCACCTGCTGGGCGATCTGTTGCGGCCCGGCCTGCTTAATCACGCCCAGAAGCTCTTGAGCGATCGTGCTAATCGGGCCAGCAAGCTCGCCCAGGATCGACCCTGCCAGCCCTTTGACCGTTGCC